GGTTCCGGCGGCTTCCGCAACCGACCTCGCGACCATCTACGGCTCGGCGACGAAGCTCGTGAAGGTGCGCCGGGTAACGGTGTCGCTGCTCGCCGGCTCCGCCGCGGCGGCACTTCTGTTCCTGGTCAAGCGCTCGACCGTCAACACCGGCGGCACCAGCACGGCGGCGACGCGTGTCCCCATGGACAGCACCAATGCCGCAGCCACCGCGACCGTGCTCAGCTACAGCGCGAACCCCGCCGGCCTCGGCACCTCGGTTGGGGTCATCGGCGGCGAATACGCGCTGGTGGCTACGAGCACGACGGGCGGGCAGTCGGTCCGGTACGAATTCGGCGGCCTCGGCGCGCAGCCCTTGGTGTTGCGCGGCGTCGCCGAGGGCCTCGCCATCAACGCCAATGGCGTGACCTTCGCCAGCGGCGCGCTCAACGTTCTGTTCGAGTGGACGGAGGAATAATGCCGCGGGTGCGCTTCGACCCGACCGTCAACGCGGGCGCGGTGCTTCAGCTGCTCGGGCTGCTGCTGGTGATCGGGTTGCCGGCGCTGGTCTTCTACGGAGACCTGCGGACCGCAGTCACGAAGGTGGGGGAGCTCCAAGGCAGCGTGGACCGCCTGGCGACGGCCATCCAGCCGGTGCCGCTCCTGTCCCAGCGCATCGACCGCGCCGAGCGGCGGCTGGATGACGGCGAGGTCCGCGACGCGCGGCAAGACCAAATCCTCGGCGAGCACGGGGTCGCCATCGCCCGTACGCAGGAGCGGATGAACCTGCTCCGGCCGCCCGTGACGGTGCGCCCGTGAGGTGGCTGGCCGCCCTGCTGGTGCTGGCAGGGTGCGCCGAACCGCCGCAGCCGCGGTGCACCATGGTGCCGCTGGCGCTCAGTTCCCGAGATCTGCTGACGCCGGCCAGCATCGTTGCCGTGCGCCACCTCAACGCCGAAATCCGCACGCAGTGCAGGAGCCCCCAATGACCCGGATGGTGAACGCAGACGGCCTCGCGCTGATCAAACAATGGGAGGGCCTGAAGCTACAGGCCTACCGCGATGTGGCCGGCATCCTCACGATCGGCTACGGCCACACCGGCGGCGTGCGCGCCGGACAGGTGATCACCGCGGACCAGGCCGAGGCGATGCTGGTGATCGACCTGGAGCGGTTCGAGAAGACGGTGGCTGCTCTGGTCAAGGTGCCGCTGAGCGACAACCAGTTTGCCGCCCTGGTGGCCTTCACCTTCAATGTCGGCGAGCGCGCCTTCGCGACCAGCACCCTGCTCCGGAAGCTGAACGCCGCGGACTACGCCTCGGTGCCGGGCGAACTGGCGAAGTGGAACAAGGCGTGGGTCAACGGCCGGCTCGTGCCTGTCGATGGCTTGGCCAATCGCCGCGCCGCGGAAGCCGGGCTCTGGGCGCGTGGCGAGTTCGTCTCCTCGAACACCGCTCCCGTGGCGGCGCCGCCTGGCCCGGTGGAGCGCAACAGCACGCCGCTGTCCCTCGGTGCCATTGCCGGCGCCGCCGGGCCGGCGCTGGGCGCACTGGCCGGCATCCCCTGGCAGGGCGTGGTGGCCATCGCGGTGGTGGCGGGCGTCGCCGCGCTGGTATGGCTGCTGACGGGGCGGAAGGCCGCGGCATGAGCGCGCTGCTCGCCAGCCTGTGGCCGTACCTGCTGATGGCCGTCACCGTCATCGGCGGCGCCATCGGCCTCTATGCCAAGGGCCGCTCCGACGCCAACACCGCCGCGGCGAACCGGGCCATGGGCCGCGACCTCGCGAACAGGAACACCCGCAATGAAGTGGACCGCGCTACTGCTCGTGAGCCTGACCCTGCTGGCAAGCTGCGGGACAACTGGACCCGGGATTGACACCTGCGGGCCTTGGCGCCCGATCCTGGTCAGCCGGCAGGACACCCTGACCCGGGGCACCGCGGCGGACATCCTCGCCCACAACGAAACCGGCCGGCGCCTCTGCGGCTGGTAGCGCGCTGAAGGCTTGCGTCGCCTCCCCCCGCTTTGGACAGCGGGTTGCGGAGGTCCCGCATGGCCCAGACCAGCATCGACATCTGCAATCAGGCGCTGGCGCTCGTCGGCGGCGAGGCGATCAGCGCTTTCGACGACGGGTCGAACGAGGGCGCGCAGTGCGGCAAGCTCTACGAGACCGTCGTCCGCGCCGCCCTGACGAACCCCGGCAACACGCCATTCCGCTGGAGCTTCGCGTCCCGGCAGGAACCGCTGGCCCGCCTGGTGGCCACGCCCGATGCGCGCTGGCCGGCCGGCTGGCAGACGCCGGTGCTGTGCCTCCAGATCCACGCCGTCACGGACGCCGACACGCCGGTGCGGTTCGCGATCTACGGTGACAAGATCTTCACGGACGAGCACACCGAGCTGGTCTGCGACCACACCTTCCGCGCCGAGGAGGCGGCCTGGCCGGCCTTCTTCGAAGCGGAGGTGGTGACCGACCTCGCCCGCAAGCTGGCGATGGCGCTGCGCGAAGACCCTGAGTTGGCCGCGGAGCTGCGCCGAAGCTCGAACTGGGCGGGCGCGCGGACGGCCGATAGCCAGCAGCGCACGTCGCAGCGCCTCCGCTTCACGCGCCTGAAGCTGCAGCGGTTCGCCCGGTGAAGCGCATCCGGCAGGCGCAGACCAACTTCGCGCTCGGCGAACTGTCGCCGCTGCTCTATGGGCGCTCGGACATCTCGGTCTATCGCAACGGCGCGGCGCGGCTGCTGAACCGGGCGCCGATGGCGCAGGGCGGGACCGCGACCCGGCCGGGTACGACCTTCGTGACCTCCGGCCTGCCGCCTGAAGCCCGCATCGTCCCGCACGTTTTCAACCGCTCGCAGCGCTACGTCTGCATGTTCGTCGAGGGCTGGTTCCAGACCTATGACGGCGCGACGGGCGGGTACACCAATGGCGCCGGCGGCGCGCCCTGGACCGCGGCGATGGTGCCCAACCTCGGCTGGGTGCAGGCCGGCGACACCATGCTCGTGCTGCACCAGCAGATGGTGCCGCAGCGGGTGCTCCGCACGGGCGCGACCTCCTGGTCCCTCGGCCCCATGCCGATCGAGGTCCCGCCCTTCACCCGCATCGTCGACAGTTCCATCACGTCGACCGTGAGCGCCGTGGGCGTGGCCGGCACCACCGGCACCATCACCACCTCGGGCGCGGTCTTCACCGCGGACTGGGTGGGACGGAAGATGCTGTTCCGCTCGAAGCGCCTGACCCTCACCGCCTATGGCGGGCCAACCTCGGCGGATTACTCCTGGGACGAGGTGACCACAGGCCTGGACATGACCGCCACGCCGGACTGGCGCGAGGAGGCCTGGACGCCCTGGTACGGCTATCCCTCCTGCGGCGAGTTCATCGATGGGCGGCTTGTGCTCGCCGCGACGCCGACGCAGCCCACCGGTGTCTGGATCAGCCGGGCCGGCGCCTTCTTCTCCTGGGAGACCGGCGCGAACGACGGCGACGCGATCATCGAGCCGGTCGGCGGCGCGCAGGTCGGTCAGGTGGAACACCTGCTCGCCCAGCAGCGGCTGCAGCTGTTCACCGACCGGGCCATCTGGGCGATGCTCGCGCCGACCGACCGGCCGATCACCCCGACCACTGTCGCCTATCGCCGCGTCGGCACGGTGGGCATCAGCACGCCGCGCCCGCAGGCCTATGACGGCGCGTCTGTGTTCTGCGATGCGGCGGGCCGGGTGCTCTATGAGGTCATGTCCGACGAGGCGACCGGCCGCTGGGATGTGAACCCCATCTCGCTGCCCGGCGAGCACCTGATCCGGGCGCCGGTGGAGGCGACGGTCACGGCCGGCGATCCGGCCCGCCCCGAGCAGCTCATGCTGATGCCGCTGGCGGACGGCGCCATGACGGTGTTCCACAGCATCCGTTCGGAGAAGATCGGCGCCTACCTCGAGTGGACGACGCAGGGCCAGTTCCGCGGCGTGGCCGCGGTGGGGGCGGACACCTATGTGCTGGTGGACCGCGGCGGCATTGCCGGGCGCTGCCTGGAGCGGCTGACGTGGACCGCGGCCGCTCTCGACTGTGCCAAGCGCGTCACCAGCGGCGCCCGGACGCGGACCTTCTCCGGCTTCGCGCATCTGGCCGGCCGCACGGT